ATGGGTGTCACAGAAGTTAAATGCCGTGCGGCGGAGAGCTGGCTTCGTGACATACTGCTTGATACTGGAACACCTCCTTGGGGGCTAAATCCTACACCTATTCCAGATTTATCTCCTGATCAGACTATGGAACTACAAAACGCTTTTGCAGCGGTAGTTACACGTATTGTTGAGAATGAAGGTAGAGCGCCAAACGCCGACGAAATGGTCGAGCTAAAAGAAATGGTAGGCCAAGAGTATAGGTTTAAGCTGCTTGAAGCTGCAGATAATCGCGCCCAGAAGATGACTATTAAGATCGCAGACCAGTTTGCACAAGGCGGTTGGGCTGATTCGTTTAATGAATTTATTACTGATTTAGTAACTTACCCGTGTGCTTTTGTTAAAGGGCCAGTTGTTCGCAGGCAGCGTAAGCTAGGCTGGACTAAAGGTGCTGACGGAAAGACTATTGTTGAAGCAACTGAAATTATTGCCCCTGAGTTTGAACGGGTTGACCCCTTTAGGATTTACCCAGAGCCAGGAATTTCTACAGTAAACGAGGGGTATATTTTTGAGCATCACCCCCTAAGCCGTACGGAGCTAGCTGATCTTGTTGGCGTACCTGGGTACGATGACGATGCTATACGCAAGGTACTGGACATTGGCAACGGCTCAAGCTGGATCAATGAAGATGTTGAGTTAACTAAAGACGAAGAAGAACGTAAGTTCCATACGTTCAATAAACCTACCGAGACATTTGATGCCCTAGAGTTTTGGGGTAAAGTAACCGGCAAGATGCTTCTTGAGTGGGGTCTCGACGAAGAAGAAATTGAAGATAAGCACCGTGAATACGACGCAAATGTTTGGATTGTAGGTAATTATGTTATCAAGGCCATCCTTAACTATGACCCACTAGGAGAGAAGCCTTATGCTAAAACATCGTTTATTAAACGCCCTGGAGCATTTTGGGGCAGCGGCATACCAGAAATTATCGAAGATATACAAAACGTCTGTAACGCGGCTGCGCGTGCTTTGGTTAACAATATGGGTATCTCTAGTGGGCCTCAAGTTGAGGTTAATCTTGAGCGTATCCCGCCGAATGAAGACATCACTCAACTTCATCCGTGGAAAATCTGGCAAGTAATGAATGACCCGCTGGGGTCAAGCGCTCCTGCAGTTAGGTTTACACAGCCTGATGACAACGCAAACACACTACTAGGCGTATACGATAAGTTTAGTAAGTTAGCCGACGATCATTCAGGAATACCTTCCTACGTGTATGGCGACCTTAACGTCCAGGGGGCGGGACGTACTTCGTCTGGCTTATCTATGCTTATGGGTGCAGCCGGTAAAGGTATCCGACAAGTTGTTATGCACATCGACAGTGATGTGATCAAACCAATCGTTCACCGCCAGTTTGTTTATAATATGCGGTATGACGAAGACGAAACTATTAAAGGCGATGTTGAGATCATGCCAAAAGGCTCGATCAACCTTGCAGTTAAAGAGACTGTTAACATCCGCCGTCTTGAATTTCTTAATGCAACCGCCAACGAAATCGACATGGAAATCGTTGGTAAAGAAGGCCGCTCAGCGATTCTTCGTGAAGTGGCTAAAGGGTTGCAAATGCCTGTGGACGACATCATTCCGTCTAGGGAGAAGGAAGGCTATATGACTCGTATGTCAGCTAAAATGCAGTTGGAGGCCGCTAAGGCCGAACAGCCTGCTGGCGGCGGCACACCGACATTGCCTGACGGAACCCCTAAAGGTGGGCAGGATGCGAACACAGTTAGTAACCGCGACACAGGAGCAGCAGGATGATCCGGCCTACTCCTGAAGTTACTAAGGCACTAGCCGCATGTGTGAACCAATATCCGGCACTAGCTGACTGGCTAGCGGAATGGCGTCAACATGAGCTAGAGCAGCTACCTAGCGTCGCATCACAGAGCGTGGCACTCGCACAGGGGCGGTGTCAGGTTCTTACAGAGCTTTCTAAGTTCGTGAATGAGTCCCCTGAAATAGCGGCAAAGTCATAATGACAGCTGATAATTACGCACACCGATAGGAGCGTCCAACATGGCAATACCAAAGCAAGTTCAAATGCAATCTGAGGCAGTACAAGAACTATACAAGGAACTTAACGGAGAGGTTGAGGCACAGGGTGATGCACCCGAGGCCGCAGCTAACGACGGTGGGCAGCCTGTACAGGAAGTTGTAGCCGACAGTGTAGAAGAACAAGCACCTCAGTCTGTAGCCAAAGAGCACGGTGAATCAGACAACCAAACCAAGGATTCTTGGGAACAAAAGTACAAAACACTGCAGGGTATGTATAATGCAGAAGTTCCTCGTATGAAAGCGGAGAACCGAGAGTTATCATCCCGTGTTACTCAAATGGAGCAGCTACTTAGCTCATTGAATAACCAACCTGCTGCACAGCCCGAGTCTAGTGATCCGTTGATTACAGATAAAGATGTTCAGGAGTACGGCGATTCTATTGATGTTATGCGGCGTGCAGCACGAGAAGAAGTGGCGCAAGCCAATAATCGTGTGTCTCAGTTAGAGCAACAGGTAATGCAGATGCAGACCAGCGTGGTACCGCAGATGAATCAAATCTCGCACGCACAGGCCGAATCAGCAACTCAGACGTTTTGGGCTAGGCTTTCCACTATCATACCTGAATGGCAGGACATCAATAACAACGGAGATTTTCAATCTTGGCTGTTAGATGTTGACCCACTTACAGGTATTTCTCGCCAGACATATCTAGAAGATGCTCAGCAGAATCTAGATTCTAATCGTGTGGCGCAGTTCTTTAGGTCATGGCAGGAGGCCAACGGTACCCCAGTTGCTCAAACCAATCGGAAGGTTCCTTCTGACCAATTAGAGAAGCAAGTATCCCCAGGGCGAGGTCGTTCAGGGACTAATACTATGCCATCTGAAGGCCAAACATACTCACCAGCAGATATCGAAGGTTTCTTTGATGCTGTACGTAAAGGTAAGTACAAAGGTCGGGAAGAAGAACGTGGCCGAATAGAACGCGACATTTTCTCAGCACAGAGAGAAGGTCGAATTGTCACTGCATAACTTATAGGAGGCTAACATGGCTTTTGCAGTATCTTCAGGTCGTCCGGACTACACGGGCAACTTTATCCCCGAGATTTGGTCGGGCAAGCTCATCGAGAACTTCTACGATGCGACTGTCCTATCCGCAATCTCTAACACTGACTACGAAGGTGAAATCCGTAACATGGGTGACACGGTTAATATCCGTACAACTCCAGAGATCACCATCAAAACCTACGTTAAGGGCCAGACTCTTGCAGTCGAAAACCCTGACAAAGCGAAGCTGCAGCTCGTAATTGACAAAGGCGAATACTTCGCTTGTGTTGAAGACGATGTTGATCAGGTTCAGTCTGACATCGCATTGATGGATCAGTGGTCTAAAGACGCTTCTGAGCGTATGAAGATCAAGATCGACGAGCGTGTTCTGACAGACCTGTTGCCTGACGTTGGCGCAAACAACAAAGGCTCATCAGCTGGCCGCATCTCTGGCGACATCAACTTGGGTGTAGCAGGTACTCCTGTTGCTATCACAAGCTCTAACGTCATTGATACCATCATCAACATGGGTACCGTACTTGACGAAGCTAATGCTCCTGAGCAGGATCGCTTCATGGTTATCCCTGCCAAGATGGCTGGCTATATCAAGCAGTCTGACCTTAAAGACGCATCTATCACTGGCGATGGATCATCCCCTCTACGGAATGGTCGCCTCGGCATGATTGATCGTTTCACCCTTTACGTGTCTCACAATCTGAAGAAAACTTCAGGCGGTGAGTTTAGCGTACTTGGTGGTCATAAGATGGGCTTTACGTTTGCATCACAGATGACAAACATGGAAACCATCCGGTCTGAGACAACTTTTGGTAACATCATTCGTGGCCTGCAAGTATATGGTTACAAAGTGGTGAAGCCTGAAGCGCTCTCAACTGCTATCGTAACGCTTTAATAGGAGGGCTTGATAATGGCTACTTATAACGATGGTAAAGGATATAACTTAGGTACTGGTGCCGCGCACGTAGCTGCAGGTATTAACCGAGTTTCATCCATAACTGTAGATCTGGACTTTGCAGCAATCACTACGGCTCGCGCCGCAGCTGGTTTGACTGCATTGGGTGCAGCTGACATCTTGGAAGTTATTAAAGTTCCAGCAAAAACCTTGGTTACACATGTGGCGCTTGAGGTTACTACTGCTGAGGGCGGAACACTTACACTTGATGTTGGTGATGGCGATAACCCAGATGGCTACCTTGACGGCGTAAATGGTAATGCTACTGCAGCATATATCTCTGTCGCCGGAACTGACGCCTTTGAGCAGGGTAAGTATTACACTGCTGCTGATACAATCGACGTTGTTACAGTCAACGCCGCTGATACAGCAGTTATGAAACTTACAGCTGTTATGGTTGATTGTTCATAAACTAAAGTGAGTTGGGGGCTTCGGCCCCCTCCTCTACCTAGGAGGTACATGTGGCTAAAAATATGAAACACTATTTTCGTGATGGGACTGAGTATAAAGGCGATTCACATAAGATGCCTAATGGCCAGCTACATTCTGGGAAAACACATGGCAAAAACAGTAAACGTTTATTTCATCTAAAAGAATTAAGCGCTACGGCACAGAAAAAGGCTAAAGCATAATGGCAAAAATTGATAAGTCCAAGATGGCCTGCAACAAACCGAAACGTCAAGTTTCTGGCGGTAAAAAGTTTGTGGTTAAAGCGTGCCAAAACGGTAAAGAAAAAATTATTCGCTTCGGCGATGCTAATATGACTATTAAAAAAGATCAGCCAGGACGGCGTAAGAATTTTCGTGCGAGGCATGGGTGTGATAGCAGACCCCCCTCGAAAATGACCGCTCGTTACTGGTCTTGTAAGAAGTGGTGATAAAATGGCAGCTCCAAAAGCAAAAGCTAAAAAAGACGCTTGTTATTATAAAGTAAAGGCCCGCTATTCAGTTTGGCCCAGCGCGTACGCATCGGGCGCTTTGGCTAAATGTAGGAAAGTAGGTGCCGCAAACTGGGGTAATAAAAGTGGCAGTAAGAAAAAGTAAGAAGGGTGCATCCCTACGAAAATGGTTTGGCCAGAACAACGGCAAAGGCTGGGTTGACTGCAAGACAGGTAAACCTTGTGGACGAAGTGGGTCAAAAAGTGATAGTAAGAGGGGATACCCTGCGTGCCGCCCGACTATGGCGCAGTGTAAAACTGCAGCAGCGAAGGCCGCAATGAAGAAAAAAGGCTCGTCTAAACGAGTTAACTGGAAAGCGTAAGGAGACTATTATGAGTGGACGATGGCTTAAAAATATAACTGACGGTGAAATTTACGAGTGGGATGAAATCTTAGCTGATAACCCTAAGACTGTTGAAGTCACTGAGGAACAGGCGTTCCCAGAGAAATTTATCCCAAAGAAACAAAAAGGGCGCAAGTCTAAAGTATCTTTGGAAACTGAAGTGCCTGAGGAGCCAGATACTACTCCGCCAGAGCTTGCAGATGAAGCGACTAGAGGATTGGTTCGTGCGCGTGATGATAACGGGCATTTTATGTCTGATGATCCAGACACACCAGAAAACGAAGCGTGGGCTAAAGAATGATCT